TCTGTGTCGGACCTGGCTGTCCGCCTGTCTTGGGGCCGGATTGTTTGCCGCCCTGGTCGGGGCCGGGTTGGACCTTCTTCTCGAGGTGGCCGCGCTTTCGCTTGTACTCGCGGATCTCGCTCTCGGTCATGGGCCTGATGTGGCGCGTGCGGATCTTGCTGTCGCGCTTGGCCTTTGTGGAGAACGGGGAGCGATCGTTGACATCGAACTTCACGTTCCCCACCGAGAAAGGCTTGATGACTTTATCGTAGTAGGTGGCCATGGCTTGGGTTCCTTTGGGCTTGGAGGGTCAGGTGAGGGTGGCGTCGGACACGAAGCGGAAACAGGCCAGCGTCGAGGTGACTCGACGCTGGCCTATGTCACGCCAGATCAGGGCGCCGAGGGCGCCTGATCGAACTCACCGGTGACGAAGCCCTGGGGGCGGAAGATGGTCTGCGCCATGCGCTCCTCGGCAAGCAGCGTCAGCACGTTCTTGGTGAAGTTCCCGTTGTGCGAGTCCGTGATGCGCAGGACGATCTGCTCGCGCAGCCAGAGCTGCGTGGCCATCGCGAACGAGCCCACGAGGAAGTCGCCCTGGTCCATGTGGAAGGACTCGACGACCTTGACGCGCCAGACCATGGGGCGGCCCATCTGGTCATAGAACTGGACGCGGATGTAGTGCCCGTCATCGCCCTTGATCGTCTCGATGTCTTCCCAGTCGAGCGGGTGGAGGACCACGGCGTCGACGGGGTAGCCCGCGAGCGTGGCGAGCGTGATGGCGCGACGGATCGCGTCATACTTGGTGTCGCCGACCTTGCCCTGGCTCCACTTGTACTCCTGGACGTTGGCCTCGGTCATGATCCCCTGGATCTCGCGCGCCGAGCCGCCATCACCGTAGAGGATCTGGCGCTCGCTCGACTGGAGCACGTACTCGGGGAGGCGACCCTCGATGTGCGAGCGCACCATGGGCGCGTCCTCGAGCATCTGGCGCGTCACAGGCATCCACGCCGCGACCGTCTCGACCTTCTCCGACTCGATGTCGATGACAAGCCCTGCTTCAGGCTTCTGCTCACCCTCGGTGGTCGGGATGAAGTAGAGCCCGTAGACGTCTGTCCCGACCGGGAACGTCGAGAGAAGGTTTGTGGTCAGCGTGATGGTCTTGGCGTCGATGTCGATGGAGTCAACGACGTAGTTCTCCTGCCCGATCTTGACCGTGGCACCGACTTTCCAGCCCGCGGTGTGCTCGACCACGAGGTCAGCCTGGGCGGCTGCGGCCTCGGCGGTCAGGCGCGTGCGGAGCGGCATGGTGACCGTCTCGTAGGGGTACTCGATGAGCGACTTCTCGGTCAGGCCGGTACGGATCAGCTCGCGCACCGTTCGAGGCAGGAGCGGATCCGCGTAGACATCGAGGAGCTGGAGCGAGCCGCCGAGAGGGTTACCCGACGAGTCGAACTGACCGATGGCGCGGCGGAAGAAGCCAGGAGTCTCGGCACCATGTGCGCCGAAGAAGGTGCCTCGGATCTCGAAGTTCCCGGAGCGGTTCTCGCCGGACTCGATGAACTTCTTGTAGGTATCCGACTCGATGAATTGCTCGGAGAGGCGCTCCTGCATGCCAGCGCCTGCGCCGGGGCGCGCGAGCTGCTTCTCGAGCTCGTCGATGCGCGTGGCCGCCGACTTCGCCTCTTCCATCGCCGCGTTGAGCTCGTCGCGCGCTTCCTTGGCCTCTTGCGAGAGCGCCTCGAGGCGCTTCTCTGCTTCGGTGATCTGCTTGGCGGTCTCCTCGGTGGTCTCGCCATACTTGCGGATCTCCTCGGACTGCTTGCCGAGCAGGCCGTGGAGTTCGGTGACGTTTTCGGTGACGCTCTCGAGCGTCTTCTCGAATTGCTTTGTGTCCATGTCTTTTCCTTTCGACTGGTATTGAGCGAGAGACACGCTGGAGAGCGTCCCCGCCTTCTCTGGGGGAAATCGGTGATGTGGTTGGTGGTGCGAGAGTGCCTCGCGTCAGCTCGTACGGACCTGCGCGATGGACGCCTTGAGCTTGGCGTTGAGCTCGTCGAGCCCTCGCTGAAGCTCCTGGTAGTTCTTCTCGGAGACAGGGTTGTGGTGCTCCTGTGCCTCCTCGGGGGGCGCGCTCTTCTTGCCGGGGAGCATCCCGGTTCGAATCAACATGTTCAGGGACCTCAGCTCGGTGACGAGCTCGGCAAGGTGGGCTTCTCCGAACTGAGGAGACTTGCCGGCGCGCTCGCTCATCTTCTCGGCGTATTCGATCTGGCGGCGCGCCATGCGGACCTCATCGACGCGCGCGTTTTCAGCGGCGGGGAAGGTCACGAGCGAGTACTCGCCGAGCTTGAGGTTGATGATCTCGCGGTGCGCCATCCAGTAATCGAGCCAGGACGCCTCGGACTCATCGAGTGGCTCGCCATCATCATCGACGAGCCGGGACTGCCTGACCCAGAAGCCGATCGAGAGCCCATCGACAGCTTGCGCGCGCGCCTCGATGAGCGCGTCATCCCCACGCGAGGTGTTGATGACGTTGACCTCACCCCAGAGCCCCTTCTCGCGCTCCTCGAGCACGTGCGGGACACCCAGAGGGCAGGACCAATCATGCTGGTAGAGGAACTTGATGCGCTTCTTGGGGAACTCCTCGTCGAGTGTCTGCTCGAAGGCGCCGGGGAGGATGATGTCGTCGTAGGAGTCCTTCTCGTTAAAGATCGAGGCGTAGCCTGTGATCAGGCGCTCCCCGAGAGACTCCTCCTCGAAGTCGATGCCGACCGCGCGGGTCAGCATCGGGCCATCGGCCTGTGGGTCTTGGCGGGTGTAAATGGTCATGGTGCGTCTCCAAGCATGGGCATCCCGAGATCGAGGCGCTCGTTGATCTGGTCGGGGGTGTAGCCGAGTTTCTGGAGGATGAGCGCGACCTTGAGCCGCTCTCTGAAGAGCGGCGCGAGCGCCTCGATCCCCTCGAGGTTGGGGGCGATGCGTACCTTGTCGCCGTAGTAGCGTTGGAACGTCTGGTTGTAGTGCTTCGCGATCATCCCGAGGTAAGGGATGACGGTCTGGATCCAGAAGATCAGGCGCGCGTTGTGGACATTGTTGTAGGTCGAAGACTCGTAGAAACCCGCCACGGGAGGCGGCACGGCGTAGATGGCGCAGACCTCCTCACGCGTGAACTTGCGGCTCCCGAGGTAGGCGAGCTCCTCGGCGGTGAGCGAGAGCGGCGAGTACTTCGCGCCGTTGTCCATCAAGAGGACCTTGCCGGCGTTCTCGTGCCCCTGGATGTCGTCCCTGATCGCCTCGCGTCGCACATTGAAAGCCTGCTCCTCGAGCGCTTCCTGGAGCGAGACGATCCCGGAGGGCATGCCCTGGTTCTTGAGCGTGTGGGTCTGCCACTTCGCCGCGCTGACATCGAGATCCACAGCTTGCGCCGCCGCGGTCAGCGGACTCATTCCCCAGTGTGGATTTGTGGGGTGAGGGAGCTGGATGTGCGTGATCGACTCCGCCGGGATCTTCTCACCGCCCTTCCCCGCCACCGAGTACTTGTAGTGGCGAACGATGTCGTATTCGTCGGGCTTCGGCGTGACCCCATCGGGGTTCAAGACGAGAATCTCGGCGATCCCTTTTTGGGTGAGGTACTCGGTGTGGCGCGAGACAGCGTTGCCTGTGAGCAGCAAGTGCTGCATCAAGCGCCAGGTCAAGATGCTCCAGGGGAAGGACATGTTGGGGTTTTTCAGGAGCTTGCCGAGCTCCTTTCCTTCCTTCGAGGTCGTCGGCTCCCATGTCCCGCCACGCTTTTGCTGCTCGACGCGAAACGGAACAGAGGAGACCGCCCTGGCGATCCGCTCCACGCAGATAAAGACGATGCCCGCGGCCTCGAAGCCATCCCGAACCGCGGCGTTCGCCGAGAGCGTGCGACCCCTGGAGAGCAGGCCGCCGGGGCTCGGCGCGAAGCTGATGCCGGCATCAAAGCCAATCTCATCAGACAGACCTCGTTGTTCCAGCGGATCGTGCCTGGGGTGCTCGACTCCGGGTGCAGGAGAGGCCGCGCTTGCCCGGGAAGGCTCCTGTGTCGGCTCGCTCGCGGCGAGTCGGTCAGAGCGCACCTGCCACACCGACTGTCCGGTGCGTAAGGCTTCGATGTGGTCTTTGTAAGACATTCAGACCCAGGCGGCGTGAAAGGTCGGGGCGCGTTGCGGCGTGAGTAGATCGTCGGCGAAGGCGTAGATAAGCGAGTCGGCGCGGTCAGGAGACTTCGAGGACTTGCGTCGCTTTTTCATGTCTTCCTTGGACTCGACGTAGATCTTCCCGCCCCGGGCGTGCTTGTACTCGAGCCAGGAGAGCTCGTTGATGAGCTCGGGCTCGTCAGGGATCGAGATGCACTCCGAATCGGGGTAGTTCGTGCCCTCGTGACGGTTGGCGTACGTCTTGCGAAAACGCTCCCTGACCGTCCACCACATCTCGGCGCGCAGATTCCCGAAGAGATCCTGCGCGGTCTTTTGACCCGCGGCCCATTTGGCCTCTGTAGGCTTCTGGCTCGAGACAACGGGGATGACCTCGAAGTCGAACGCGTGCCCGGCGCGCGCCTCGGTGCCAAAGTACGACGCGACGCCCTCGCCGACCCCGATGGCGTCAAAACTGAGCATCGAGATGCCGTGGAACGCACACCTCGAGGCGACACGCGCCGCGGAATCATGCGGCGCCATGACGCCCCAGATCTCCTGGGGCTCGACACAGGGGCCACGGCGCGGCGTGAAGACATTGCGGTCGTGGTTCTTGGCCACGTCGAAGCCGCCTGAAGCCGTCGTCCCGGCGAACAGCTCGTAATCCACTGCGGCCTGGATCCAGGTCGGCGGGATCGCGGTCCACTCCGCGGTGCCGAGGAAATCGATCAGGATCTCCTGGCGAAAGCCGAGCTCGTCGTGGGCGTAACGCGTGAGCCGGCGCCACTCCAACCACTCCGGGGGGCGCCAGGGGATGTCATCCCAGCGCATATAGAGCGTGTCGACGAGCGCGCGGCGAACCTTGGTGGCGAAAGGGTTATCGACACCGTTCGGGGTCGATATTTCGATGAGACAGTCGGTCGTCTCCTGAATCGCGCGTTCCTTGGCTTCGGGGTAGTCGGCGTGAGCTGCCTCGTCCCAGAAGTAGATCGCGCTACGCCCCGAGCGCCCCATGTTGTCGCCGATCTCCCCCGTGATGACCGAGCCATTGTCGGGGTTGTAGAGGCGACGGTGGTTATCGTTCCGATCGCCAAATCCGGGGATCATCGAGCGGCGAAACCATTCAGGCAACCGCTTGAGGATGATCCTGAACTTCTCGAAAACGCTGTCCGGGTTGTCCTTCGCGTCGAGGTCAGCCTCGGTCAACGTGCCCCATGTGATCTTGAACCCCGGGCGGAATAGCCAGCACCAGATCGAGTAGGCGACGCATACCCAGGTCGCGCCGACACCACGGGACTTCGGAACAGCCCCGTTGGAGCTCGTCGCCTCACGTGTCTGGAGCCAGCGCACCAAATCGCGCTGCTTCGGGTAGAGCACGAAAGGGAGCCAGGCCGGTAACCCCTTGGGCGGGTTCCTGGGCTCCATGAGCCAGCAAAAGTTGTCGATAAAATAGACCGGATCACGCCGGCACCTATCCAGGATCTGTCCCTGGAGGATCTTGTCGCTCTCGCACGCGCCGAGCAGCGCGAGGCGCTGCTTGACCCCCTTACGCCAACTCGTGGCGAGCTGACGCGTGATGATGTCGGAGACACGCGAGAGATGTTCTGGGAGCGACACAGCCGTGGTGCTCATGGCTCACCCGCGGCTCAAACGACGCTCGATTTCGCGCTCGAGCTCCTCGTCAGTGAGTTCCTTGGCGCGGCCCTTGACCTCCTCGACGACGGGATCGCGATCCATGCCGTTGACGGTCAGCCTGTCGTCGAAGAGACCGTGGTATCTCGCGATGGAATCGTAGGCGCTCTTTCGGTCGTAGAGCTCGAAGTGGGTGAGCGCGCCGTCCTTGTCGAACTTGAGCGTCTTCACCGCGCGCAGCTTGCGCCTGGCGTCTTCGCCTTCGAGGTCGAGCACCAACTTACCCGACTCGTCGACCCTGTAGTAATCAGCCATCGAGGCAGACGCGAGCTCGGTGAGCCCTGCCATGACCTCTTCGGCTCTGAGGATATGTGCCTCGAGCCAGACATCGAGCGCGTCCCGGACATCCTTTCGCCCGAGCAACTCGGCGCGTGCGTTCTGCGCCGTGCTCTCGGCGTACTTCGCGTTGAGCGCGGCCTGTTTGGAGTCCCCGAGGCGGATGTACTCGAGCAAGAAGAGCTTGTGCTTCTCTGAAAGCGCACCGAAGCGTGCTTTCCACGCCCCGGCGAGGTCCTGCTCCTGGGCCTCTTCGAGGTCGGCGAAGAGCCCCGGGGTTGTTTGGTCTTGCTCACTCATGATGGCTTGTGGCGCTCGAGGTAGGCGCTGATGCGCTGGCGCAAGGAGTCGGGTGGTGCACATCCTTTCTTTTTCAGCCAGCATTCGATCTCGCTGACAGGCCAGTCGATTTCCTCGGAGGCGCGCGCGAGCTCTTCGGCTCGATCGGGCGCCGCCTCGAGGTGCTTTGTAAACTGGCAACGGATGCACGCCATGACCTCTCCCGCGCAGACAAAAGTGTCTCCGGGGGTAAGCCTCTCTAGCCTACCCCCTCACTAATGGACGCGCGTACGCGCGTGGAGCGCGGGGTCATGTGTGGATGGGGCGCATAAAACGAGGAGGATAGGTGATAAGACACTTTTTTGGGCGGAGGACTACTTTTGGTCCTCCGCTTGTCTGATGACTTGGGCGGCTTGGTTCCATTCGTCCTGGGCTTTCTTCTTCTCCTTGAGCGTCTTGAGTTTCTCCCTGGCACGCCTGATTTCCTTCCTGAGCCGCTCGATCTCGGCGTCGGTTTCCCTGGCGATTTCTGGCATCTCCTGGAGCTGACACACCCGCTCGTAGAGGCTCCTGGCATAGCAAGTCGGGCGGCCGCCAGCGTATCCCACCGCTTCGGCGGCTTCATTAGCTCCTGCTTCGGGGTGCAAGAGGCGATAGAGGGCGTAGGCACGTGGTGACGGTGTGGGGTCATTGCTCATTGCTGCGCCACCTCCTCCTCTTCTTTTTCTTCTTCTTCGGGGTCAAAGGCCCCGGGGTTTCGGTAGACGCGGACACGCGGCGCCTCGATCATCTCTTCTTCGTTGTCAGGTCTCGGGGTGAGCAGGTCGTGGTAGAAGAGCGCGTCCTCGATGTAGGTGTCGACGATATCGAGCACCCTGTAGACGTGGGTGCGCGAGTAACCCCCGGGGTTCTGTGTCGGGGGGATGGACTGGATCCGACGCTCCATCCAGCAGCGCCAGTACGCCTGCACCTCGTCGGGGCGCTCGCGTGTCATGTCGTCGACCGCCATGCGCATCACGACGCGGATCGTGACGAGCTCGTCGGCCTCACTCCTCGGGGTCCAGTCCGACACCTGGGAGCCAGAGAGGTAGGTGGCCTCGAGCGCCTTCATGAGATCATACCCACGGCGCGGGTCGGTCTCCTTGTGCAAGCGCTCGAGGTGCCTGTAGCGCTCGGCCAGGTGCATGGCCGAATCATAGGTGTCTGGCCTCCCCCTCTTTGGTGTGTCTGCGTGGTAATCCAAGAGGGGGA